CAGAAAATGCAAATTATATAGAATTTCCAGGCGATGGAATTAGAGTTGATACAAGTTTAAAATATACATTTACATTAGTTAAATACGGAACGATCCTTTATCAAAAAGGCTAATGACACCTGAACGATTATCAGCGTGGAGGATTTTTCCTAGACTGTTAATCACTTTATATGGAATAGCATTCTGGCGAACAACAGAATGGTTTATGCAGTTACCTGATCCGACTAACGCACAATCAGCATTTGTGTCCGTGGTTGTTGGTGCGGGAGCCGCATGGTTTGGTTTATATGTAGGGGGAACACGAATACCAACACAAGGAAAAAAAGACGATGCTTAAATATATTGCTTCCATACCAGTGGTATTATCTTTGCTTGCAGGGGCATACGGCGGAATTAATTACATCAATAAATTAAATAATACAATTGATGATAATGAGGATGCAATTGCCTTACTTCAAGTAGAAATACAAAATATGTATAATGGATTTGGTGATGAGATAGATAATGTACATCAAATTTATAATGATCGTACAACAAGAAATTCAGACAACTATACTGCCGCACGTGAGGAGCTCGTCCGTGAAATGACCGATGTAGTAACATGGGTGGGGCGTATCGAGGCAAAACTTCAAGCAATAGAAAAACTAATGTATGAGACAGCAAGTGATGCAGAAATGCGCGCATTAGAAGAACAAGTTCGTACTAATGCTGAAGCAATAAGACAATTCAAATACGACATGAAAGATCTGGAGAATACAATTTCTGGAGGATATTAATGCGCTGGTTATTTGTTATTTTAGTTTTAGTATTAATATTTGCAGCATTTAAAAGTGGAAATGCGAGAAATGATTATTTAAATGATCGTAATTGTGAACGGGGTCGGTTAGAACTGTATACTGAATTTGATCGCTATGATTATGATAGACGCATGGATAGTGATAATGATTATTTTGGTGATAATAGTACAATTGGTCTACGTTTTAGTTGGCCTTTACAAAGCACTTGCGATAGCAGTACAATAGATTTATTACAAGAAAATCAACGATTAATGCAGGAATTAGAGCTTCTCAAGACCTGTGGAAAATATAAAGACCTTCAACTTGGAGAGCAATTTGCTACTGTACGAGAGATGTGTAAAGGTGTAAAAAAGAAAAAGAAAAAGGAAAAAACAGAAGATAAAAAATGAAAGACATGAAATTTAATTATGCATTAATATTTGCTGTCGCTTTACAGTTTATAGGACTGGTGTGGTATCTCAGCAAAGTAGATAGTCGTGTATCAATTTTATATGATAAATTTGAAAAAGAAAATGAACAAGATGTTGTAGAAAATCAAGTTAAAATGAAATTAGATTTAGCTAATTTAATGGAAGATGTAAAAGCTATTAAAAAAGAAATGAGACAAGCTAATAAAAAAGATCGTGAGATAATGGAACAACACGAACAAATTTTTGAATTATTACAAGATAGTTCTGATGTTCCTACTAATTACAGTTACGGAGACTAAATGAAAGTATCGGATAACACAAGCGTAAGCATGCCTATGAGAAACCTTTTGAGTATTCTCGCGGCCGTTGCGATAGGCGTGTATAGTTATTTTGGGATTATTGAGCGCCTAAATAATATAGAGACAAATGGCAAACTAATGATTGCTGACGTTGAAAAAAATACCGAGTTTAGAATTAAATGGCCTAGAGGAGAAATGGGATCGCTACCGGCAGATGCTCAGCAGGACATGTTAATTGAATTTATGGCATCACAAATTGAAGCCATGCAAGAAGAAATGGAGGGTATGATGAGTAATACCGTAAATATAAAAAGAGCACAACAGGATATCGAGAAATTAATTTTAGATACAGAAAAGCTTGAGGACAAAGTGAGGGCAAATGGAGGTCATTAGCGTAATACTTATGTTTGTTTTTGGAAACATGAATGACCAAAAAACTCAAATGACACAGTATATTCCTATGGAATCATTATCTAAGTGTATGAAAGAAGTAAGATTACTTAAAAAGAAAAATACAGAATTTGTTAAGGATGCTTTTTGTGGTCCTGGTATTGTGCACATAGAAGAGGGGGAAGTAATTTCCCTTCATAATGAAGTACCAGAAGGTGCTACAATGGTGAATAAAAAAATAGATAAAGAAGCATTTGAGCGATGGGCACTTCGTGCCAAAGCGAAGTGGGATTAATGGAACCAGTAACCGTAGTTTATGTTATTTTTGGAACTTTATGGGTAATGGGAGCTATTACGTATTTATAAGATATGGTTCAAAAAATAACGAACGACTATTTTACTCCTGTTAAAAAAAGAACAAGTATTGGTAGTTCTAGTCGATCTAAGCCTAAAAATAAACATAAGCTTAAATCATGGAAAAAATACAACCGACAAGGCAACAAATAATAGAAGATGTTAGACTTTGGTCTAAGCATTTTTTAGAAGTTCCTAATCTTCATTTAGGCGGGGTACCCGCTTGTCCTTTTGCTAAAAAAGCATGGTTAGATAAAAAAGTGTGGGTAAGTGTAAAATCTAAATATACTCCTTATAAAAAAGAATTAAATAATTGTTTAAAAAACTTAGATTTTTCTGTGTCAGAAATTCTTATATTTTGTGATCCTTATTTTAGCTATTCTCCTGATGAGCTTCATATAGCTACTAAGGAATATAATGAATGGTATAATAGAAAAGACTTATACTTTATGAGTTTTCATCCTTCTAATCCAGCTACTGAAGAGGAACAAAAGTTTCTTGTTTCACCAAATAATAACACCAATTTGCCTAATACCGATTATAAATATTCTATGATGCTAGTACAAAAGTTCTCGCAATTACAGGAAGCTTCTGATAAATTGCACAGACAAGGCTATTATAAATTATGGCCTAAAGGATATTATCGAGACGTCGTAGTATCTAGAGCAAAAAAATATAAAAAGATCATAGGAGGTCTATCATGAAGGGTAAAAAGAAAACTGCTAAAATGCGTGGTGGCGGAAAAGTCAAAAAAATGAAAAAAGGCGGACAAGGATACATCGATAGAAAAGATGAATCAGTCGCAATGAGAATTAAGAAAAAACGTACTCCTGCCCAATTAAAAGCAAGCCGGGATGAATCTTACGGTAAGTGGGGTAAAGGTACTGGCAAAGGCGTTATTAATAAACGTGGTGGTGGTATTGCAAAAAGAGGTATGGGAATAGCGAAGTAGTTAAATGTCAATTAACACAGGGACACCTAGCTATTCTTCAACAGCGGGGTTTATATTAGATCTTGACTCTTTAATTGAAGAAGCTTTTGAACGTTGTGGTTTACAAGATCGTACTGGGTACGAATTAAAAACCGCGCGTCGTTCTATTAATTTGATGATTGCTGAATGGGCAAACAGAGGATTAAATTTATGGACTATTCAACAAAGAGAAGCAACGGTTACGTCCGGAACACAAATGATTTCCGGTACTACTTTATATTCAGTAGATGCTGCAGGAAATTCTACTTCCGATGCTAATGATAGTGCTCAAATTATAGATATTGATAGTGCTGTTATGTCTAATAGCACTGGTGATTATTCTATGACAAAAATAGGTAGATCTACCTATTGGGATTATACAGTTAAAACTACTGAAGGAAGACCTGCTCAATATTATTTTGAAAGAACTATACTTCCTAAAGTTTATCTTTTTCCCGCAGCTGATGCTACTTATACTTTTAAATATTATGCATCTTTACGTATGACCGATATAAATGCTTATACTAAAAATGCGATGATACCTTTTCGTTTTTTGCCATGTTTGGTGGCGGGGTTATCATATTATGTTTCTATGAAATATGCGCCTGATAGAATTCAAATTTTAAAAGCTGTATATGATGAAGAGTTTAGTAGAGCTGCGGCAGCAGATGTAGAAAAAGCAAGTTATAGTATGGTACCAAGACAAACTTTATATTTTGAATAGGATAAAAAATGGCTAAATACTCATCAGGTAGATATGCTCTTAGAATTTCTGATAGGTCTGGTATGGCTTTTCCTTATAATGAAATGGTTCAAGAATGGAATGGTTCTTGGGTTCATACTTCAGAATTTGAACCAAAACAACCTCAATTAGATCCAAGAAATCATCCAAGAGATTTTACAGCATTACAACATGCTAAACCTCAAATAGCTAACGCTAGAGTTTTTGTAGGTAATAATACTGTAAGAACTCCTACAGGTGAGGTAGTTTTATCTCCTAATGGTGATGTTTATGATGGAGTGGGGGATGGAACAGCAGTTAATTCTTTTCAAACTTTATTAGAACCAGTCACTAATTATTACGCAAATGGCGTAGCCTACGCAGATACTCAAAGAAGCATGATGCCTCTTAGTGTACAACAACCTCAAAAAAGCACAGGGTTGTTATCTCGCTCTGGAAATGTTACAGTGAGCACCTCATGACCGATTATTCTGATTTAAATGATAATGTAAGAAATTACACAGAGACAGATACAAATGTTCTATCTGATGCAATTATTAAACCTTTTATAGCATCTATCGAAGATCAAATTTTAAGAACGGTAGATCTTACTTATTTTAGAAAATATGATTATGCTACGTTGACCGTGGGCAATCCTTTTTTACCATTGCCAGGAGATTGGCAAAACACGAGATTTATTCAAATTTATGATGCCAGTGCATCTGAACCTAATAGAACGTTCTTGCTTCAAAAAGATATTTCGTTTATGAATGAATATTGGCCTGACAGAACGGCAAATGCTACTCCCAAATACTACGCTATGTGGGATGATAACACGCACTATGTTGCGCCAACCCCGAACGCTGCATTAACATGTGAGCTCGCATACACGTACAAGCCTGATGGTTTATCAAGTACACAAACATCTACTTGGTTAAGTCAAAACGCTCCAAACGTGCTTTTATATGGTTGTATTTTACAAGCACTTGGATACTTGAAAGGTCCAGCAGATATGATACAATATTATGATAAAATGTTTAACGAGTCTGTACAGTATTTAGCTACATATGAGATGGGGCGTGACCGTAGAGACGAATTTCGAGACGGCGTTATTCGTATCCCTCTCGAGTCAAGGAACCCATAGGAGATTATTATGGCAATAAATCAAGCTGTTTGTAACAGTTTTAAAGTGGAGATCCTGAAAGGCCTACATAACTTTACGGCTACGACAGGGAACACTTTTAAATTAGCGCTTTACGATTCAGAAGCAACATTAAGTAAATCAACAACAGTATTTCAACAAACTGATGAAGTAGCTGCTTCAGGCACCTACGCTGAAGGAGGAGGAGCATTAACTTCCGTAACACCAGTATTATCTGGAGATACGGCTGTTTGTGATTTTTCACCTGATTTATCATTTACCAGTGCAACTATTTCAGCTCAAGCTGCTGTAATTTATAATAGTTCTACGGTATCAGGATTAACTACGAATGCTGCTGTTTGTGTTTTAGATT